CTGGACGTCTCAGGTAAGATCCCGAAGGGCGTCTGATGAAGGGTACTCTGAGAGCATGACACAAGTTGAAACGCGGTCGTTGCTGTCGCCGGTTGAGGCGTCCGAGGACGGGATGCATTTCAGCGGCCTCGCCATCAAGTACGGCGACGTCGGCCTGGTCGACAAGCCCGGCGAGCGGTCTAAGTACTTTGAGACCATCGCCCCGGGAGCGGCCAAGTTCGCCGGCGCGGTCGCGCTCTACCAGCATGATCCTACCAAGCTCCTAGGCACCGTTGCCAACGGCACGCTAGTGATCACCGAGGACCGGAGCGGCATTCATACAGCCATCGACATGCCGAACACCAGCTATGCGCACGACGTCTCGGAGCTCGTGAAGCGCGGCGACGTCCGTGGCCAGTCCTTCAGCTTCAAGGTCAACCCCGGCGGCCAGAAGTGGGAGACGCGCTCCGACGGCACCAAGCTCCGCACGCTAACCGATTTCAACGTCATCGAGTTCGGCCCGACGGCGATCCCGGTGTACGATGGCACGACCGCCGCGGTGCGCTCGCAGTTGGGGAACGATGGAGAGGTGGAAGCGCCGGAGACCCGCTCGACGTTCTCGATGCCCGCTCACGTCGGCGCCGCCAATGAGGCGCTGCTGCAGGCGCAGGCGTCTATCGGCGCGAATCCCGCGCAGGCCGCCAGCCTCCTCCTCGCCGCCCATAACTCCATCGGCATGGCGCAGCGTCAGTACCTCGACCCTGATACCGCGGCCGCGCTCGGCGTGGACGTAGACGGTATCAACAGCCACCTCGACCTCGCCTCCAAGTCGCTGGACGCCGCGACCACGGCGGCCGCCGGAGGGCTAGATCCTACGCCGCACATGGATGCCGCGCAGGCTACGCTCACCGGGCTGCAGGCCAAGATGTCCCTGCCGGTTGGCAACACGCCGGTGACGCCGGTAACGCCGGAGGCGGCCGAGATTGGCGGTCGGTCTTGGATCGACCGCAAGCGGCACGAGCTGGTCGGGGTGATGAATGGGTACAACGTACATGTGAACGCAAACAAGGAGACCATCTAATGGCGGAAGTCGCGACGATCAAGGCGCTGCGCGAGCAGAGGGCATCTGCGTGGAAGCAGATGACCGACATCCTGACTGCTTCCGAGAAGCGCGTTGCGGCTCCCGGCGAGCAGAACGTCGGACAGCCCCTCATGACCGTCGAGGACCGCAGTCGGTACGGCAAGCTTGAGACCGAGCTGGAGGGCCTGACCGAGGAGATCGATACTCGCTCCAAGTACGACGCCATCGCCGCTAAGCTGGGCCAGCCCCAGGGCGTTGAGCTCGCACAGGCTGGCGTGCACGCCGGTGCTACAAGCGCCGCGGCCGATCCGTCGGCGACCTACACCGAGGCGTTCCGCAGCTATATGCGCAAGGGCATGGCGAGCCTGAACGCCGAGACGCGCTCCCAGCTGGAAGGCGGATACAGCGCCCTCGCCGGAGCAGAGCAACGTGACCTTGGCGTCGGTACCACCACGGCAGGTGGCTTCCTCGTCCCGCAAGGCTTCCTGGCCAAGATCACAGAGGCCCTGCAGTACTACGGCCCCATGCGCTCGGTCGCGAACGTGATCCAGACCTCCAGCGGACAGCCGCTCCCTTGGCCGTCCAACAACGACACCGCGAACGTCGGCGCGATCCTCGCCGAGAATACGGCCGTCACCGCTCTCGACATCGTGATCGGCAGCCAGACGCTGAACGCCTTCATGTACACCTCGCGCCTCGTGAAGGTCTCGTGGCAGTTGCTCAACGACGACGCCTTTGATATCGAGACGTTCCTGGCCCGCAAGCTCGGCCAGAGGATTGGCAGGATTCAAAACACCCACTTCACGACCGGCGCCGGGACCACGCTCCCGCTCGGCATCGTGCCCGGCCTCGCTGCCGGAGCCAACCAGCGCTTCACTTCGCCGACCGGCAACACGCTGCTGATCCCGCTGGACAGCCTCATCAGCACCATTCACAAGGTCGACTTCGCGTACCGTCAGCGCTTCGTGGCCTCGCAGGGCCCGGGCAACCTGTCGACCGTCGGCGGCCCGGGCTCGATCGGGGCAGGCGGTAGTTCCGTCGGCTGGATGATGAGCGATACCGCCCTGGCGACGATCCGCCAGATGACCGACAATCAGGGCCGTCCGCTCTGGCAGCTGGCCGTCAACCTCGGTGACCCGGACACGCTCCTCGGTTACCCGGTGTTCGTCAACCCGGACATCGCGGTCCCGGCCGCCAGCGCCATCACCGCTGTATTCGGTAACTACCAGGCAGCCTACGTCATCCGCGATGTCGCGGGGGTGCAGATGGTGCGGCTTGACGAAAGATTTGCGGACCAACTTCAGGCCGGATTTTTTGCCTTCTGTCGCACCGACGGTCAGACAGACGATACCCACGCAGCGGCTCTTCTCGTTCAGTCGGCCACCTGATCGGGCGCTAGGCACCTAGCCTGGCTTCCAGCCGCGCGATGCGGCGTAGGTTGGTGCGGTGCTCCAGGGCGAGTGGATCGGCGACAAGCCACCCGGTGGTGTGGGTAAGTCCATATATGTCGTGCTGCTCGGCGGTGGCCATGATACCGGTACCGCCCTTGCCGCGAGATGCCGCTGCGCGACGTTCTAGCGAGTGAGGGCGACCCGTCTGCCAGGCAGTGACTGCGGCGCTAATCTTCGCGCGGGTCTCTGGCGGGAGCGTACGCCCTAACATCCTGGCCGACATCCCGGCCACCTGTTCCTCCGATAACTTACGGCCCCTGCTAACCGCGGCCATCTTGGCGATATTTTCCTGTGAATACCCTCGGCGCTTCGCCGCTCCGGACATCTTGGCTCGTGTTTCCGGGGAGTGTTTGCTGCCCCGTCTTGCCGCCGCGGCCGTTGCTAATTTCGCGCGCCACTCCGGTGAGCGGTTACGCTGGATTGTCGACATCTTGGCTCGTGTTTCCGGGGAGTGTTTGCTGCCCCGTCTTGCCGCCGCGGCCTGATGCGCCGCCGTCCTGGGCCGCGAGCCGGGACGCTTGCCGACGCGGCCGTCCACCAATGGGTCCTTACGCTTAGTCATAATCGATAGTCTACTCGGTCGAGACTGCGCCCTGCGCGAATTGGGAACACTCTCAGCATGTTCGCTGAGCCCCTTTATCCTGCGCGCCCCTGATGGCTGACCGCATACTCGTTGGCGCCGCTCAAACCGTAAGCACGACCTTCTACGCGGCTGGCTCCGAGACGCCGGCAGACCCAGATGGCGCGACCTGCACCGTAGGCATCGTGCACGCCAACGGTGCGGTGATCGTTCCGGCCGGTACCGCCGCAACGCACGGCGCGACCGGCGTGTTCACCTTCGTGATCCCGCCGCAAGCGCAGGTCGCCGACCTCATCGTCACCTGGACGGCGACGTTCGCCGGCGTCGTGACCAACGTCATCGACTACGTGTTCGTGGTCGGCGGGTTCTTCGCGCAGCTGGCCGAGATCCGCGCGCTGGACGGCCTGAGCTCCGCCACGACCTTCCCGACGCAGCTGCTGATCGACAAGCGCGAATCGGCAGAGGTACTGTTTGAGCAGTCCACCGGTCGCCACTGGACGCGCAAGTACCAGCGCGACGTCCTCGACGGCGACCCGAAGTACCGGCAGGGCCAGTCGGTAACCGACAACTTCTACTACGTGCAGAGCACGCGGCGCCTCGGCCTCTCGCAGGTCCACCCGCGCAAGGTGCTGTGGGTCGGCACCGACGACCTCGCCGGCCGGATCGTGACGGACGCGGTCCTCAACTCCACGACGCTGATTACCTCCGCTACCGCGGCGTTCAACGCCAGTACGGACGTCGGCATGCTGGTGTGTGGGGCGGGCATCCCGATGTATGCGACTATCCAGTCGGTTCAGTCGCCCACGAGCGCCACACTGAGTGTCACAGCTACGGCAACGGCCTCCGGCGTGACCCTCAACCTCGGCGGCGGAGAGTACAGCAACGGCTTGATCTACGCCGGCGACGTCCCGCTTGGCTACAAGCTCTATGCGAGCGGCGAGATCGAGCGTGCGTTGGGCTCGTCTGGCTGGGCGCGCGGCGTGGAAAACGTCGTCATCGAGTACACCTATGGTGAGGATCAGCCTCCGGGCGACCTCAAGGACCAGTTCCTGGTCTACGTGCGCAGCCTGATCCTCTCCAAGGACAGCCGCATCCCGCCGCAGGCGACCTCGATGCAGACAGATTTCGGCAGCTTCCAGCTCGGCCAGGCCCGCGGCTGGGACAGGCCGACCGGGATCGCCTCCGTGGACGCGGTGCTGGAACGCTATGGCGAGCGGCTGCCGGTGATTGCGTAATGGCCGAGGCGACTGTTAGCGTTCTGCCGGCGGCGCAGGCGGCGTTCCTCGCGCAGGTTCAGGCGGCCGTCGCGAGCTCCTCGCTGCCCACCACCCAGGTCACGCCGAGCCACCCCGGAGCCGCGCTCCAGCCGGAGGCCATCTACCTCGGCGAGGCGAGCACTCCGCTTGACATTCCCGTATCGCGCGGCGCCGGCCGCGTAGTCCGAGCCGAGCACTGGAGCCAGGACGTCTGGGTGTCGGTCGCGCGGGAGGGTGACTTTGCGACCGCCGCGCAGGTGGATGCTTTCACGCTGTATGCGGTGATCGAGAACGTTCTGTCGACCAACCCGACCCTCGGCGTGGATGGGGTGATCGTCGCCACCCCCAAAGAGGTCCACTGCAAGATCGCGTTCAGCGCGACCCGCGCCGGTTGGGATTGCGTACTGCGTATCATCGTCGGCATCGAGAGCCGGCTGTACTGAGCCGGGGTACGATCAGAGAGATGTTCAAGGAGATCCAGTGACCGCACCAGCCGGCCTCGCGGCCCAACTCGGTATCGCCGAGGAGATCGCCTACGGCACGTATGTCGCCCCGGCCCGCTACCTCGACCTGGTCAAGGAGAAGGTGGCGCTGACGGTCAAGCGGATCGAGAGCCAGGGGCTGCGCGCCGGGCGCCGCGTCCTGCTCACGCAGCAGTGGGCTCCCGGCGAGCGTTCTGCCAAGGGCACCATCGACACGGAGCTCGCCAACGTCAACCAGGGCGTCCTCTGGAAGTACATGTTTGGCTCGATCTCCGCGAGCCTCGGCCGCGTGACCTCCGCCGACGGCACCGGGACGATCAGCCTGCCAGGGCTGACCTCGGCCTCCGCCGCGTTCACGCAGGCCGACGTCGGCCGCCCGATTACCGGCACCGGTATCGCGGCGCTGACCACGATCCTATCGGTGACCAACGCCACGACCGTCGTGCTGTCGGCCAACCTGACCTCCACGATCACCACCTCGGTGCTGACCATCGGCGCCGTCGGCGCCAATCAGTTCCTGGCGGTCCCGGCCGACCTGACCGGCCTGTCGACCACTATCCAGATCGGCCGGCCGGATATCACCGCGGTCGTGCGGCCGTTCTCCTACCTCGGCTGCAAGTTCACCTCCTGGACGCTCGCCTGCAAGGCCGGTGAGATCGCCAAGCTCAGCCTCGACGTCGTCGCGCAGGATGAGACCACGTCTCAATCGCTCGGCGTCGCCTCCTACCCGGCGCTCATGGTCCCGTTGACCTTCGTGGGCGGCACGGTCACCGTCGGAGGCGTCGTGCTGCCGGTCAAGGACTTCACGCTCAAGGGCGACAACAAGCTGGATGACGCGCGATTCTTCCTCCGCGGCGCAGCCACGCCGCTGGAGCCGCTGGAGAACGCCTGGCGCGAGTACACCGGCTCGATCACCGTGGACTTCAATAGCCTGACGCAGTACGCCAACTACACCTCCGGCGCCGAGATGGCCCTGGTGCTGACGTTCCTCGGCGGGCAGATCGGTGCCACCGGCCAGTTCTACAGCGTCAACATCGTCGCCAACATCCGGTATGACGGCGACACGCCGGAGGTCGCCGGCCCGCAGATCCTGAGCATGATGCACCCCTTCAAGTGCACCGCTCCGGGCGCGTCCGACACCTCGGCCATTCAGGCGCGGATTGTAACTGGCGACGCGGTCTACTGACCGCCGATGGCCGGCGAGTTTGTCCTCCGGGTGGAGAATCTGAGTGGCTTCGCCAAGGTGATGCGCTCGGCGGTCGATGTAGAGCTCCCTAAGCAGCTGCGTCTGGTCGCCTTGTCGTCGGCCCAGATAGTCGCCGACGTCGCCCGGGCCAACGCTCCTCGCGGCGCCACAGGGCGCCTGGCAGCGTCTATTCGCGCGACTGCCGGCACGACTACCGCGTCGGTCCAAGCGCGCACCCCCTACGCGGCCGCGGTCCACTGGGGCTGGAAGCGACCGGATAGCCGAGGCGTGAGCCACAACATCCGCCGCAACCCGTTCATCTTCAACGCGCTCCGCGACCACGTGGCCGAGGTTCAGGTGGAGTATGAGCGGGGAATGATGGCATTTGCAGAACAGATCAGCGGGAGACTATAAGTGGCATACGATCACATCGAGGTCGACATC